TAATTACCGCGGCCAACTTGAATTGAGCCATCAGCTAAACGGAATCGGAAGTTTACACCGCGTCCCATTTCAACCCATCGACCAAAACGATCACGCCACTGCAGAGCTACACGAGCTCTGCGAGCTGCTGAAGAGTTGCCAGCGCTAAACGCAGCAACGAGCGCAGTTATATCGTCAATCTTAAAGTAAGCAGGGACAGCGGACGCCTGCAAAGTGCGGAGACGCAGAAACGCGTGTTCACGCTCAATAGACTCTGGTGGAAGTGAGTGAGCCATAGCAACAAGAGGGCGAGCCTCGTCTGAAATAGTAGGATCAGCTGCTATCCACTCTGCGTACTTCTTGCGAAGATCATCTTCTGTCAATGATGCGTTAAGCGGAGATAGCGGGTGACCTTTAGGAAGCAGGTCCGCGTGCTTCATGCTGACGCTTGCTAGAAGAGTCTTTTGGTTCAAACTAATAAACTTTGTAACCTCACGAAGAACACCATGATTGCGAGACTCTTCTGGAAGAGATGCAAGTTCCTTCATAGCGCGAGCCATAACAATAAGCGCAGCGCGTGGAGTGACATGACGCTCTGGGAGCGCAGTCTCATTAGCAGCGTGAACAAGTGAAAGGACTTGGTCGTTCAACGCCTTTGTGCGCTTAGCCTTTGCCTTGGTCGACTGCGCAGCCTTACGATTATAGTTGCGTTCAATCATGCGGTTGATAGGTGAGTCCATGGTTATTCTCCTGTTGCCTTTCTGTTCTTCTTTGGCAGGAGGTCTGCATCCTTACTGTCATAAAGTTTTGTTGCTAGTTCGTACGCTCGTGAGAATGGCACTTCATTATCACGAACACCACGTAACCACGCGCCTCGTAAGGCTGGGATCACTTCGTATCCTAATCCTGAATATTCAGCCATAGAAAAAATTGCGTGCTCTGGTGAGCCATACTCGTCCGCAGACTTGAGAGCTATCTGGAGAAGTTCATGCTGTAGAACAGCAGCCTCTCCACGAGATGACTTAGGGTGAGCCTTAGGGAGCAAGTCGTTGTCCTGCTTATAGTTTGGATTAGCTGGGCGACCACTCTTAAGAAGCTTAAGGAATGCGTTAACGCGCGCCATTGCCCAACCGTCACGAGTCATACCTGGTCTGTGACTAGATGAGAACGCGCCCGCGCCACGGCGGTACACTGCCTTTAGCATTGGAAGCGTCGCCTTACGTCCAGGCTTCGCGTTCTTGTTATGTCCTTCAACCTTATTGCGAAGAGAGTTTTCTACCTTGTCAGAAAAAACAATTTTCTTAGAACCTGAAGCGGATCCTGGCTTATTTTTCTTTGAGCCTATGATACGGTCTTTCTTAGGAGCACGGCGCGATGATGCAAACTCTGAATCATCAGATGCATTGACTGGCACACAGTTAGGCACCATCTTTCCGCTCTTGCCCTTTTTCATTCCGACCTGCTTGTAACCGTCCCAGCAAGGACTCTTACCAGCAGCGATTAACGCGTCGTACTCATGTTGGCTAAGCTCATCAAATGGCTCATCGAAATTAGCTGCACTTGCAGTAATCTGGTCATCTTCAACCTTAACAACACCGTCAGGGATAACTGCAAAGCGGCACTTGCCGTCGTCCTCGATTGGCTGTGCAATAATCTTGCAAACGCCAGGACCTTCATATAGAACACAGTTGATGCACTTAACACCAATGTCCTTGACATCGTTCTCGGCTGGAGGAGTGTATCCAGCCCAAATCCCTGTGCGGTCCTCGTTAAACTTTCCGTACTTCTCTGCAATTTCTAGAAGAGCCTTAGCGAGATCTTGCTCTTCGGCAACGATAATACCTGCTGCCGTAAGTGCTTCTTGCTGCTGCACTTGAAATGCTTCGTAGCCGCCCATAACAACGTGGCAGTGGTGGCATGCGCAGTCATCATCGCATAGGCAGACTCCTCCGTCACTCGAAGGACACGCGCATTCTCCATAGATGCACAGAGGGCAGCCATCTACGCCATTGATAAGCTGCTCAGGCATGTCTACACTTATAGGTTGCCCGATGTCAGATTTCCCTAAGCCGTCCGCCTGCGTTGGAGAAAGATAAGATGTTAACTTCCAACGTAGCTTCTTGTGCTCATCATCACGGCCTGCAAGATAATCTGCAATCCCTTGCTCGTCAAGATCTGATGCAAGCTTAAACGCTGTGTTGATTGACTCAATAATAATATTGTTTGCTTCTAGCAAGTCCTGGCACATTAGCAACGCGTCAGATCCTACATCAGCAGCAGAAATTGTAGACAGGTTAAGGAACTCGTCAAGACGGTAAGGAGCGAGCGCACCCATCTTGCGGATGTTCTCTGCAACGGGGTCAAACTGCGCAAGTAAGTCTTCGTAGATCTCTTCAAAGAAGTCATGGAACTGTGAGAAGTCACGGCCTGTAACATTCCAGTGATGTCCGTGCGCCTTAGTGTACATAACAACGTTGTCTCCTAGAAGACGAGCAAGAGCTTCTACAAGCTCTGGCTTTTCTACGCGCATGTTGTGATTCATCCCTATGCTCCTTCTACTGCCTTGTCAATAAGTTCAGAAATATCGTCTGCAGCGGGAGCTGCTGGAGTCTCTGCAGGTTCAGGCGCGGGTGCAGGTGCGCCTTGCTGGTCTAGAATCTGCTGCACCTCGGGAGGCACTGGCGCAACTGAGTCTGCCTGCTGCGCTTCGCGAACACTCTTCATCACTTCAGGTGCGATAGCAGCAATCATTGCTTGAGTCAGCTCTGGCGAGATAGCGCCCTTTTCAATCATCATGCGAATTGCAATTTCCTTAGCGTCTGGAGCGTCTTGATTTGAGAAGCCGTGAGCGTGGCGCCATGTCTCATAAGAAATTGCCATCTTGTCAAAGCCTGAATCAGCATCAGCCGCGCGGTCGTTACGAGTAGCAACCTGTGAAGGGTCGTACCAAACAACAATCTTCTTTACATCTTCTTCAGTGAAGCCAGAAGCGATGAGCGCTGGTCGTAGGTAAACAACTGTGAGCGCATCAGCAATCAAAAGCATCAATGGTTCAATGTGAGCCTTGTATAGAGACTCATCAATTTGAAGGGCGTTAGAGTACTTAACGTTTGCTAAGCCAGTAACAATATCCTTAGGAACGTCAAGCCCCTGGAGAATACGCTCGAGGACACGATCTGCGCGTTGTGCAAGTGCAGGGTCGAATGAACGTTCAAACTTAAACTGCTTAATCTTGTCGCCAAGCTCTGCAGGTCCGCGAATAATAAGTGGAACTACCGCGCTCGCTGAGTCCTCATCACGAATAGGAGTAGTCATCGCATCGATAAGCTGATCCTCAAACTCGTCCTCTGCCTCTTCAACAGTAAGACCTGGATTAAGATCATTCTCATCATCGTAAGGATAATCTGGATCAGGAGACCCAGCAACACTAAGTCCGTCTGGCAAGTAGAGTGCCCCTGCGTTAAGACGTGAACGAGTAGTAGCTCGGAACGTACGATTAAGCAAAAGTAACTCTGCGCAAAGATCTAGGAGACCGCGTAATGATGAGTCTGCTTCTTCAGAGTAGCGTGGGTGAGCTCTCCAGATACGTCCAACAAACGCAGACTTTGGGAGCTGAACAACATTCATTCCAGTGCGTCCGCCACTTGCTAAGTCGCGGCGCGGAACGATAACGTAGTTGTTGCGCGCGTCAACCTGCAGTTCGTCTGTAGATCTAATGTCCCATGACTCTGCAACACCTGAGCCTGGGCGAGCTGGGAACTGAACAAGATAGCACTCACCTGATACAACAAGGTTAAGGGCTGCGTCCTTTAAGAGGCCAGCTTGTCCGCCATACGCGGAGTCTAAGCGCGCGAGTGCGCGCTCTGCTGCAGCTGCTAAGCGCTCGTCAATAAGACTACTTTTAGTAACGTTTACTGGAGATTCAGAGGGGTTGTCAACTGCCGCTGCATATAGACGAATACGTGAAACAACAGAGCCGACTAAGTTAAATGCGTACTTGATTTCTCCGATAGCGTCGTAGTACTCCCACGCTTCGCCTTGCCAGTCGGTAGACCCTCCTGCGCGGCGCTGCTTGAAGTATTCAACCTCGCCTTTATCATTAAGTTTAATTTGAGTTGCAGCAGCTGTTAATGCTCGCGGAGTTGAGTATGCAACAGGTTGCGCTTGGCTAGACATAGGGTCAATGTTAAATGACGTAGGAGCCTGGGGCGCGGTTGCTCGCGGCGCAGCTCTACGCTGCGCGCGGTTACCGCTTGAGCGTGAGTTACTATCACGCTTAAATACAGCCACGCTATACTCCTCGTCTTTGGTTAACGGAACTCTTAGACATGGTTAGTTGTCTAATCGTGCGGTTATAAGGCTTGATACTGCCGACAAGGCGAATATACACCCAACGAGCAAAGTCAGAGTTGGAAAAGCGACGTAAAAAAGAATGACTGGGAGCGCAACCCACATGGACACACACCATTCACATGTAAATAGGAATCCTAGGTAGGAGGACTCCGGTGGGAACTTCTCCCAGAATACCTTGCGAACCGGAGCAAAAATCTCGTCTAGTATGATGAGTCGTGTGACTCTAAACACCGCAAGGGAGAGGATAATGAAATTCAGGACAGACATTGCCTGAATATGCGCAAATGGATCAAACGCGAGTATCTGTGTATTTGTCATGTTGTTGGGTCCTTTATCGAGTCCATCGTTTGGTACGGGCTCCAGGAGCGAAGGCGTGATCCGCAGTTGCACCCTTTGACGTACTTAAACGCGATGATCTTTCCAGAGCGGGTAATTGCCTGGGAGTCATCTGATTTATTTCCGGACCAGTTTAGCCCGGAATCTTGTAGCCTTTCAGAGAAGATAAGTCGTGGTCCTGTGTGGTGATCTGCTGCAACAAGGAGGACCTGTGATTCGTCGTCCTCGAGAATAACAAGACGTACCTTCTCGAGATAACGAGCGCCAGTATAGACTGAATGAGCAGAAGAGGAAACGAGTACACCTTTGAAGTCATCAGTGATGCCAGGAGGGACAACCGTGATGTTAGCGGGAAATAGGTCATGACGTACTCTCATAGGAGCGCCTTATCTACGCGACGTTTCATCGCGCGATAGGTAACCCCTGACGCGCGGGCAAGCTCTGACACTGTAACACCCTTTAGATAAAGTTCTCCTGCTATGACGGTTAGTTCATTATTCGCGGTGAAAGAAGCAGACGAGGCGGTTGTTCGTGAGCGGTAGCGCCGAGCAAGAGGAGACAGCCGCGCAATACGCAACTGCTCATCATGTGGAATACCTGGGCTCTTTGGGCGCTGTCTTACATGGCGGGGCTTCTTCACAGGAGGCGTAGGGGTCGCGGTGATAAACTGCTGGCGATTGATTTCCTTAACCACCCAGGAGCGAATCGTGCTGCGGCGCTTGGCGGGTGTAAACGCATCGGCAATAGACTGCAAGGTCCAGCCAGCCTCGTGTAGATCTTGGACGCGGCTCCACAATTGATCCTTCACAAGCGTAGCAAGGAACTCTTGCTCGCTCTTTGGAAGATTGGGTGTATGCGCCATAGTGAAACTATATCATCTTCGAAGACGCTTATGTACAAATTGCGGTGATAAGATGATGTACAATTCGAAGAATCGGTACCTTATGGTTAAGTGCCTTGGACGTGAGAATGGGTAGTTGGTTAGTTGAGACAGTTCGTCAAGTGTCTCGAGCGTTTTTTCTTTACAGAATATATTTTTTCAGAATTTGTGCTGAGAAGGGACATAAAATAAAAGAAGACCACCTGCTATGAGGTGGCCTTCTATTATTTTTACTTATGCAATGATGTTTACGTTTGGGTCTCCAGCAAAGATGCTAATGAATGTTACTTCATCTACACTCTTGTCTGTGACGTCCAATCCTTTGTCCTGTTGGAATTGGTTGATTGACATCATGGTGAGTTCACCTAGCCAACCATCACGATCTCCAACGACATCCTTATAGCCAAGCTCTTCAAGACGACGTTGTATGTGATGGATAGTCAGTGACTTGCGCTCATACTTATTTTCGTATACACATTTGCTTAGGTACACGTCGTCTGAGCTACCCGTAACTGCCGCATTAGCTGCAGCAGGTTGTGGCTGTGGTTCCTCAACAGGAATTGGTTCAGGCATTGGCTCGGGCTCTACTGGTGCTGGTGTAGGTTCTTCTACAATAGCAATAGGCTCCTCAACCTCGACCGTAACCGCAACCTCTTCAGGAGCTGTTACCTCTTCGATGTTTTCATTTTCCATAGGCTTATATTAATCCTAACCTTTTGTTGTCGACTTAGGGAATTGCTTCTCCCATTTAGTAATGAGATGCTCACCCGCAGTGCCGTCGTAGGCATTGGGCCCTAAGCCCCATGATGACCAGTCCGTACCACCTTCGGTCATGTAATACACGACCTGAACGTTAGTAACTGGGTCGAATAGATCCGTATGCTTTCGCACACCGAACTTCTCATTAAATAGAGCTATACGATCTTTGCCCAAGCTACCAATCATGTTAACTTGGAAGATACCGTATGAGTTATCGCCTGTGCTTATTGTATCGTTGTGAGCTACTGGACGGCCGTTAGATTCCTTCATGGCGACAGCCCAGGCAGTCCGCAAGGATTTGCCTTTGAATCCTACCGTAGACAAGAGCTCAATAAGCTCGTCCTGAGTAAGAGTCTTTGCACCTCTGAACTTGTCCAGAGGATCTACTACAACTGCCGGTGCCTTCGCAACTGCAGGTGCAG